GGGATGCTACTCAAGCTGATTTCTTAGCAAGAGAGATTTTAGCAGAAATCGCTGGTGGTACGGTTAATGATACAACAAACTCATTGACTACTAAACTGATATTTGGTAACAACAGAAAACCACAAGATCAATTTAACTATCGTGACATGGGTGAAGTAAGTAGCGAAGATATTATACCAGATGGATTTGATGACTATACAAGATTCAATCGAGATAACAAACCAGTATTCCCAGGATATGAATTTGAATATGGTAAATCTAAATATCGTGGAGAGAATATTGGTGAAGGCGGATATGTATATGCAGAACCTGGTATATACGGAAACGTAGCATTACTAGATATTGCATCAATGCACCCTAGTAGTACCATAGCTGAAGAGTTATTCGGACCTGTATATACGCTTAGATATAAAGAGCTTAAAGACGCTCGTGTATATATTAAGCATGAAGATTGGGATTCACTCAACAATATTCTAGATGGCAAATTAACTAAATACGTTCAACGTGTTATTAGCGGTGAATTGACATCTAAACAATTATCTAATGCATTGAAGATCGCAATCAATTCGGTTTATGGATTAACAAGTGCTGGATTTATTAACCCATTCAGAGATCCACGCAATAAAGATAACATTGTTGCTAAACGTGGAGCATTATTCATGGTTAACCTTAAACATGAAGTACAAAAACGTGGTTTCATAGTTGCTCATATTAAAACAGACTCAATTAAGATACCTGATGCTACACCTGAGATCATTCAATTCGTCACTGATTATGGAAAGATGTATGGTTATGATTTCGAACATGAAGCAACTTATGACCGTATGTGTTTAGTTAATGATGCTGTTTATATTGCTAAATACAATGATGGTGAACATGAGTTTAAGCTTCCTACAGGTGAAAAGATCATGACTGCTTGGACTGCTACAGGAACTCAATTCCAAGTCCCATATGTATTTAAGACATTATTCAGTAAAGATGATATTACATTTGATGATCTTTGTGAAACAAAGTCTGTAGCTAAAGGAACTATATATTTGGATATGAACGAAGATCTACCTGACATGAGTGATAAAGAGAAAGAGCTTTCTAAATATGAAACACTTCTAAGAAAAGAAGATTTCAAGAAATACTCTAGATCAGATCTTGAAAATGATATTCAAACATTAACTGATATAATTGCTGAAAATCATAATTACGTATTCATAGGACGAGTTGGTCAATTCTGTCCTATTAAACCTGGTTGTGGCGGTGGAGTATTATATCGTGAAAGTGACGGTAAATACTATGCTGTTACTGGAACAAAAGGTTATAGATGGCTTGAGTCTGAAGCAGTAAGAGAGTTAGGTAAAGAATATGATATTAATCGAGAATATTACGATAGCTTAGTTAATGCTGCCGCTGAGAATATTAGTTTCTATGGAGACTTCGAATGGTTTGTTTCGGATGACCCTTATATTGGGCCAGAATACGATAAGAAAGGACAACCTGTATATTTGGACTTTGGTAAACAATAATGATGTTAGGAAAAACAATTAAGAAAGCTCTAGAAAGAGCTGATGTTATAACATATAAAGATTTTAAAACAAACGAGGTCGTTTTCGTGAGTCGTAACGAAGACGCACCTCTTACTGATAATGAAAAGAAAGAGATAGCTTATACGTATGCGGTATGCTTATTACAACCAGTACGTTTTGCTAATAAATTTAATAAAGATAAAGGAGATAAATAGAGATGGCTAGAAGAGATGTATCAAACATTACAATCGAAGGAGCTAAAATTATTTGGAGAAACTTTTCAGGAGAAGCTGGAAAATTTAATAGAGCAGGAGATAGACATTTTACTGTAGTTATTGATGATGAAGAAAAAGCTCAAGACCTTATTAATATTGGATGGAATGTGAGAATAAAAGCTCCTAGAGAAGAGGGAGACAAACCATTCTTTACATTGCAAGTTGCTGTTAAATTTGGAGATTATCCACCAAGATGCGTGTTAGTTAATAATAGAGGTAGACAAACGATATTAGATGAAGAATCTATTGGATGTTTAGATTATGGTAGACTTGAAAATGCTGATATTGTTATCAGACCTTATTGCTATGAGGTTAATGGTAATGAAGGAATTAAAGCATATTTAAAGACTGGATATTTCACTTTAGAAGAGGATGAATTCGCTTATAAATACGAACAATAATTATATTTAAGGAGATGATGTAAAATGGCAATGGCAAGAAAATGCGATATTTGTGGAGGATTCTACGAACAGATTTCAGCAAATGTTTATGGTGGGGAAATTTTCATCAGACATGTACAATCTAAAAATGAAGTACAAAATAAAACATTTGACGTATGTCCTAGTTGCGTTAATAAATTATTGAGAGAGCAACTTCATCAAATAGATGAATACCCGGAAGTTATGACTGAAACTGTAGAAGCTGAAGTCGTTGAATAATTATATTTAAGAACCTGTTCTGATATTTAGGATAGGTTCTTTTTTCTATATGAAAGGAGTAATAGATATGGGATGTTTAAATTCTACTTTAACACTAGAACTTCAATTGAGATTATGTAAAGTTCAGTATAGATATCATGAATGTCAGAAAAATATTTTAGGAATTGAAGACGAAGACGTTTATGGATATTTTCATTGTTGGGGTCAATGGAAGGATGAACATGGTCATATTTCTATGTTCGGAATTGTTGAATTAGAGACTGGTAAAACAGTAACTGTCAAACCGGAGCAAATTCAATTTATAGATGACGTTCATAACGTCTTAGTAAATGATGTTAAAGCTTATAGAAAATTCTTTGAAAAGAAAGAGGAAGGAGAAGAAAAATGAGTTGGGAATATGACAATTATTTATATGAACATAGAGAAAATGTTAAGAAAGGTGTTGAATGGATGCTACAAAACTTAGAGTGGATTCAACTCGATCAAGTTTTGGTATCTGATTTATATGCATTAGTAAAAAGTCATGATGCTTCTAAAAACACACAAGAAGAATACGAAGCTTATGACGCATATTTTTATGGAAGCAATAAATCATATCAAGTCGTTCAAGATTTCAATAGAGCTTGGTTGATGCATATTCATCATAATCCACATCATTGGCAACATTGGGTATTGCTTGAGGACGATCCTGATGGGGGAAATGTATGTATAGAAATGCCTATGAAATATGTTATAGAAATGATTGCTGATTGGTGGTCATTCAGTTGGAAAACAGATAACTTATATGAGATATTCGATTGGTATGAAAAACATAAACCGACTATTCAATTCCATTCAAATACCCGTGAAGTTGTAGAGCATATTTTAAAGAAAATCAAAGAGAAATTAGATGAGCAGCATTTAGAAAGTGATATAAATGGCGATTAATTTATATCCTCATCAGGTACAAGCTATCAAGAGATGTAAAACAGGCTGTATACTTAATGGTGGAACTGGTAGTGGAAAATCATTAACAGCACTAGGATATTATTATATTCAGAATGGTGGTTCTTGGGATTACTTGAGTGGTGGAGATTACGAACGTATGAACAAACCTAAAGATCTTTATATTATCACGACAGCTGCAAAAAGAGATAAACACGAATGGGACGGGGAACTGTCTCATTTTTATTTATGTCCAGATCCAAAACTTAATTTATATTCTGATCAGAAGATAGTTATTGATAGCTGGAACAATATCATTAAATACGTAGAGGTTAAAGATGCGTTCTTTATATTTGATGAGCAGAGAGTCGTTGGATCAGGTACTTGGGTAAAGACATTTCATAAGATTGTCAAGCGTAATGAGTGGATATTATTAAGTGCAACTCCAGGAGATACTTGGTCTGACTATATTCCAGTATTTATAGCGAATGGGTTTTATCGTAACAAAACGGAGTTTATAGATAATCATGTTATATATTCTCGATTTACAAACTATCCAAAGATAGATAGATATATTAACGTTGGACGATTAATAAGACTTAGAGATCAAATCCTTATAGATATGGACTTTGAAAGAGGTACTGTCCAACATCATGAAGACTTGTACGTAAGTTATGATATTCCTTTATATAAGGACACTATTAGAGAGCGTTGGGACCCTTATAAGAACGAACCAATCAAACAGGCTGCTGGTCTTTGTTATATTTTAAGAAGAATTGTAAATAGCAATGAATCTAGACAAGAAGCTTTACTCAAGTTGGTTAGGCAGCATCCTAGAGTCATTATATTTTATAACTTCGATTATGAGAGAAATATTCTTCTAAATATGAACTATGGTGATTATGAGGTTGCTGAATGGACTGGTCATAAACATCAAGAAATACCGGACTCAGACAAGTGGGTATATTTAGTTCAATATACTGCTGGATGTGAGGGTTGGAATTCGATCAAAACTGATACGATTATATTCTACAGTCAGAACTATTCGTATAAGGTTATGACTCAAGCTGCTGGTCGAATTGATAGACTGAATACTCCATTCAAGGATTTATATTATTATCATTTGAAATCAAGAAGCGGGATTGATTTGGCTATATCCAAAGCTATTAAGAATAAGAAAAAATTTAATGAAAGGAAATTTGTTAAATGGGATTAGTGTTATTAGTTTTATTTGTTTTATTTATATTAGGTGTAATATGTTATCTATTAGATAAAGATCCTTCTAAACCAACATGGGACGATGTTAAAGAAGACATTTCTGAATTTAAAGGATTTACTGCTCCTATATTCATATTACTTTATTCGATAGTAGTCATATTAACTTTTTTAATTTATCCAATTAAGATTATAGAGTATATAAAAAAAACTGTATATAATCCATGGAAACCATTTCCAAAGTATACTCCAAAATATTCAGGAAGATATATGTGTACTGTAAATGGCGAATCTGAAGCAAGTAATACGATTATTTTATATTGGTGTAAAGAAGAACGAAGATGGAGAAATGTTGATAGATTTGATGTGTTCAATACTTATCAAGTGTTTGTAGATTGCGATGGACCTGATGGCGAACCCGCTATGACTCAAATCACTTATGATAAAAAATGTGTGAGAAATGATGTAATCGCTTTCAAGAGATTACCGAAAGCTTATAACAGAAACTTGTAAGTGCGCGTATTTAACGACTTCTATAATAAAATACCAATTATATCCATATAGGTTTTACGATGTTATTTGGATATTGTTGGTGAATTACATAATTAGGAGAGTGTTTGAAATGAGAATTACACAGTATAAAACAAAATTAACGGAAGATAGAAAAAAGTTACGTTAGAAAAAGAAAGAAGTAAGAATTGTCCTGAGATTAACAAGGTAATAAACAGTCCTGAAGCTGTATTAAAAGTAGCAAGGGATTTCTTACGTATGCATGAGGATAGTGAAGAGTATGCATATATATTGTGTCTAAACACGAAAAATGTTTTGACATCAGTATTTCAAGTATCACATGGAAATGTAAATAGTGCTATAATGGGACCTAGAGAGATATTTCAAAAGGCATTATTAGCTAATGCAGTTAGTATAATAGTGATGCACAATCATCCAAGTGGGGATTGTACGCCAAGTCCTGAAGATATCAAGGTAACGGAAAGATTAGTTAATGCTGGTTATATGATCGGCGTTGAAGTTCTTGATCACGTTATTATTGGTGGTAATAGTTACTATAGCTTGAAAGCTAATGGTCGCATGTTACCAAATTAGAGAGACCTATATTGGTCTCTTCGTTTTAGACAACAAGGAGGAATTTAACATGGAAGAAAAAGCTAAGTATAATGCGGTTGGTGGTAAAAATACTGAATATGCATATAAGACACCTGATGATATATATCATTTATACAAAATAGTACGCAAAAAATACGCATTATATTATGAGAGGGAATACCTTATATTAGGTATTCTCTTTTGTTTTTTTTTATTTTTTGTAGACTTATCAACAAATACACACTGGAAGATTTTTAAAAACGAAAGGAGAATTAATTATGATTACATTAACGGTGGGAGAATTAAAAGACAGATTAGAAAGGTTACCAGATGATATGGAAGTACTTATTCCGGTAATCAAAGAGGATGATTGTAACAACATCATAGCGTTAAGACGTGTAAAGACTTTAGGAATTTTAAAAGCTATAGGTGAAGAAGATGCATTATGCTTAAATGCCTCTACTGATGATATTGATATTTCAGATCAAGTTAACAAATCAACTAGTATTGATGCGTCTATTGAATGTGTACAAGTATTGTTTTAGAAAGGAAAAAAGAAAGATTAAAGAGGTAAATAATTATGGAAAACAAATGGGTATTAGAAGATAACAAACATCCTAGATTCAACAGATGGAGACACACTACTTCATCTGGAGCATCATATTGTGAATGCTTTGGAAAGAATATTGATCCAAACAGAAATTTAGAATTTGATGAAAATCCTTATAATTACAGAATTGAAGAAATGGGATTAATAAAGAAAGAAATAGCTAAAGAAATTGGTTTGGGCGAAACCACTTTTTATAATATATTAAATGGAAAAACATATTTTACTAGAGAAGAATTAACAAAACTTAATAAGATTCTAGGATTTGAAGATTACGGAGATAGAGATGTTCGCGTCGAAGTTAATCCTACAAATTGGATTGGTAAGAAAGTTGGACATGTTTCTGATGATGCTGAACTCTTAGAAATCCGCAATAACAAAAGAAGGAGATATAAGAAAACAAAAAAGGAGGTTGCTTAAAAATATATGGATACGATGAAAAAGATAATGGAGTGTTTTTATGAGACAACTAGAAAAGTTGACAATTATATTCTCGAACAACTAATACCTTATGGTATTACAAATGATAATTATATGGAATATGTAGATCGTTTAGAAATTCTTCAATTTAAGTATACGTATCAAAAGTGTACGTACAAAGTTACTCTAGATGGTGAACTTATTTTACTTATATCGATGGAATTAAAATTTGTTGTTAATGAGAATGAAACTTCCGCTAAGGTAGAAATCACAAAACTATACGACAAAAATTTAGGAGGAGAAATTAAGAATGAAAAAGATTAAAAGATGTGATTATTGTAATGGAGCTGGTTTTATACCAATAAAGATGTCGAATAGATACTCTGATGAATATATAAAATTTACTATGGTGTGCCCTAAATGTAAAGGCACTAAACACGTAGAGGTGGAAGTAGAAGAAAAAGAAATGAGAGAGTTATTTACTAATACAAATACGTCATCTAAAATATCTTCAATTTCTTCAGAACCAATTGGTAAAATTGTTAGTTATGAAAATAACGAAAAAGGTATAACTCTTAAAGTTGAACAGATCAAAAAAGATACTATAACAGCTAACGACTATCAAAGATTAGCTATGAGAACTTGTAGTATTCCTTATGAAGAAAGATGGAATATGATTTCCCATGCTGTTATGGGGTTGGCTTCAGAAGCTGGTGAGGTTGCTGGTTTATATCAGAAAACTTTTCAAGGACATGAGTTTGATGAGGAGCATCTAAAGAAAGAACTTGGTGATTGTTTATGGATGATTGCTGAGTTATGTACAGCTTATGGATGGGATATGTCAGATATCATGGAGTTGAATATTAAAAAGTTAAAAGAACGTTATCCTGATGGATTCGATCCAGAGAAGAGTAAATATAGAAAGAAAGGAGATGTTTAAGATGGGTAGGAATTATACTCTGATACCTGGTCCTGTTTGTTCAGATTGTACAAGCCAATACGAAATAATATTACACAAACCTTATACTGTTAAAGAATTCATTGAGGAATGGTTAAGAGATTGTCCTAACGACTGGGGATACTTTCAGATAGGCGAAGTTGATAAAGATGGCACAGTTTGTTATTTTGGTATCGCCTATGAGAATGGAGAAATCCGTACCAAATATAAAGATGACATGTTAAACAGAGAATTTATGAATAATACAATAAAAGAAATAGGAGGATCTGGAGGATGGACTAGATCCGATATAACAATACACATTTAGAGACTGTCTGAAGAGATGGTCTCTTTTATATTTTAAGGAGGATGATTATGAATAATTTCACAACAGAACAAAGAGAAGAAGTTATGGATACCATAGCTTATATTGCTATAGCATCAGGTTTGTATGATGATGAGAATTTAAAACAATATTTGATAGAGAAGATATCACATTTAGCTGCTACTATTTTTAGTGAAGAAGAAATAGAAACGCTTACGGTAGTGATCGATTCCAAAGCTGATGAGGTGATAAATGCATTCGCAAAGTTCATTAAAGAAAAGGAGGAAGAATAATGGAAGAGATGTATTTTGAGGTTGATTTCCATAAGTATTGCAAGACTTGTAAACATGAGAAATTAGACGAAACAAAAGATCCTTGTAATGAATGCTTAGATCAACCTAAGAATTTATATTCTTGTAAACCTGTAAATTATAAAGAGAAGGAGGATAAGTAATGTTAGTTTTATTAATTTTTATTGGTACTTTATTATTAAGTTTTCTTATAACTAGTCTTATTATTTGGTTAATTTGTTGGTGTTTTAGCTTAACTTTTTCATGGACCATGGCATTAGGTATTTGGTTAGTATTACTACTATTAAAATCGGTATTTAGGAAGTGAGAGGATGATATATTATGCAAAAACTTATTAAATGGTGTGAAGAGAATGGATTTAAATTGCGTATTGATCCTAATGATTTTGGAGGTAATTGTATAACATTTACATTTATTCATTATAGAGATTCTGTAGTACCTGATTTCAGAATAGCTCATAGTATAGATAAAATAGAATTATATGATTCTAATGTGAGCGAATATGTTTTATGTATGAATTTAATAGAACATATCAAAAACGAATGGAATAACCATAAAGTAAGTGAAGATTGGCTTAAATTTAGCACAAAACAAAATGAGGGAGAATATTAATATGGAGTTATTCATTGCAGTAGCTATGATAGCCGCATTTTTAGGGGTGCTATATTTCGTTATATGGGCTATTTTATCGGTTATAGGATTGATTATATTTGGAGTAACAGCTCCTTGGTTTGTGGTAGTAACAGTACTTATGTTTTTAATCGTGTTATTTGATGCATATGAAGAAAAGATAGCACTTTATTATGATATGAAAAGCAAGAAATGAAAGGGGTGGAATGATGAAAAATGTATCAGAATATCTAGCGGCAGTTGTATTCGCATTGTTTATTTTGACTATTACTTTGATGGTTGAAAGTGTTTTGGTAAAACTAATGTGCCTTTTAATAGGTATTCAATTTAACATATTAATTGTTTTAGTTTTATTTGCAGCATCAATCATTTTAGGAGTTGGATTATATAAAGAAAGGAAAGATTAATTATGATTAATGTAGAAGTCGTAGGGACTATTGAATTTGATAGGAAGCATTTAAATGTATATTCATCTTTAAATGAGCCATTATTTAAAGCAAGTGATATTGGCGAAATGATTGGTTATAGTAACGGCAACACTTGGAGATTGGTAGAAGTTTGTGAGGAAGATGAAAAGTTGCTACTACCAGTTGTAGTATCAGGTCAAAGAAGATCTGTACTCTTCGTTAATGAACATGGGTTATACAACATATTGTCTCAAAGTCGTAAACCAATGGCTCGTAAATGGAGAAGAATCATTCACGATGAAATTATTAACCTTAGAAAACAACGTGGGTATGATATCTTAAAACAATTCAATGAGTGGGATCATGCGTTGGATGATTTATATTTCGATGAAGAAACAGGTATCTTGATGCAATCTGTCACTGTACCAGGTGGAGATGTTGAACAAGTACCGTTCGAAGGAGGAAAATAATATGGATAATGATGATAGAATAACTGCTCAAATAGAAGGTTTTGAGTATGAAATTCATTTATTTTGTGCTAGTCATATTGAAAAATTTTATTGTGAAAGCTTTATATATTTAGATGATATTAATATGTTTAAGTTTAAAAATATTAAAGGTACGAATAGCAATATCGATGATATAACAGACTTTATGCTAGTAGCAAGAGAAGATTTTAAATTCATGAGAGTGTATGAATTAAATAAGGAGGATTAAATATGTCAGTTAGTCTTTATACAGCTCCTTATTGTGATAAATGCGGTAATTTTGAACCTGTAACTGAGCGTGCTTATGCAGATGGTAAACCAATTCATACAATTGTAACTTGTGAGAGAGCCGCTATTTGTAAAAGTATTTATGAGTATATTATAGAAGAACTAAAAAAGGAGAAGTAAAAAAAGAAATGAAAACAGTAGATAGTTGTTTAGTGGCTATTGATATGAGTCATGGTAAAGATCAAACAGTCTTAACAATAGGTCAAAAGAGACCTGGTAAAGATATTGATATCGTCAATGTTATTCAAGGAGAAAAAGCTTTGAAATTATGGAATGAATTATTAGGAAAGGATAAGAAAGAAGAGGTAGAGTAAAATGAATGTTAAGTATAGATTATTAATTTTATGTAATGATTATGAAGAAGCTAAAAAGTTTAGTGATAGAGCGGTTAATCATTTATCAAAAATGGATGAACCAATGCAATGTAGATTACATAATGGACAAATATTGACTAAAAGCGGTTTATTAATTGATTTTAGTGGCCCAAATAACTGTTTAGAGGGAAGAAAATTTGATTTATACTGTGATTATTATATAAATGATTCTGCCGAACACGTATTACCGTCATATGTTATTGGTAAAAGAGCATATAGTTGTCATCTACAAAACGTTATTATGCAAGCTTTATATGAAATGTATAGAAAAGAAGAAGAGAACGTTAAGTTATTAAAACGAACAGTGAATAGTATTTATGGAGTATCTAATATAAAAGAAAAACCTGTAGTATGTGATGAGGTTCATGATAAATCTCAAAATGATACTGAAGCTAAACCTGAACGAAAACTTGTATGGACACATAATGTTATTCCAGTAAATCTTAAAATCAAAAAGGTTATTTATAACTATCCTGCTACAATTGTATTTTGGAATGATGATACGAAGACTGTTGTGAAAGCTCAGGGTGATGATGTCTATGATCCAGAGAAAGGTTTAGCTATGGCAATTTGTAAGAAAACTATGGGTAACAATACAAGAGATTATTATAAGATTTTCTTAAAGCATTTACCTAAAGAAGAGGAAACAGGACTTGATTATGTGAGCAAAGTGTTTCAAGCATTAGCAATAGCCGCAAAGGAGGGATTGGATAATGACAAATAAAAAATTCATTCAAGCGAATAAAAAATCAATCCAACATTTTGTGGATATGGTTCATAGCTTGGAAGAAGATTTAGGAATGGTTCCTCAATGGATCTATCCTAATGTTCATAGAGGAATTAGTTTAGGAAGATATTTAGAAGTAACATATTTCTCTATCACAAGACAACACAAAGCAATCAAAGACTATTTGAATATTATAGGTAATCATATGCCTAATCAATATTTAGGAAGTTGATAATCAATGGCTAGAAAGATGTATGGGATCTATGATAAAGATGGAATTCCTATGTTTATTGGAAATAGTCGTGAGTGTGCTGCATATTTAGGAATCAAGTATGATAGCTTTAGGAAACAAGTTTATAGAACAAAGAAAGGAAGGCGCTATGTAAGATCTCATAGCGTCTATTTTGAGTATAAAGAATGATTACTCATCGAAGATTGTAATAACGAGTAGCGAGGAAGAGGTATGGAAAAGAGTATATATGGAGTCTATGACGAAAATGATAATTGTATCGTTATAGGAGACTCTAAGGAATTAGCAAAAGCTTTGGGTGTTAAAGTAGGTTCAATTCATAGAAAGATTTTGAGAGATAAGAAGAACGAACACCCAAATCGTAAAACAACAATTAGATTCTTATTTAAGGAGGAAGTATGAAATCATTAGAGTCTGAATAAGGCTCTTTTTATTTTTTTTTTGTTTAAAAGTAAAAGAAAGGAGAAGAATAATGAAAGATTGGGCTAAAAGAGAAGTAGAGTTAGCATGTAAAAAGAGAAACCCAAATAGAAAGGAGGGAGAATTTGATTACGGTTGCGCTTGTCATGAGAGTGCTTTAAAAGCATTTAATTCGTTATTAGAAGATGGACATAGTGGAGCGAGTATTGTTTTTACTAAACAAATACTTAATAGACTAATCGATGGTAAACCTTTAACGCCAATTGTAGATACGGATGATATTTGGAATTTTATATGGGATAGAGAAGATGGAGGAAAGACATATCAATGTAATCGTATGACTTCATTATTTAAATATATTTATCCAGATGGGACTGTCAAATATCATGATAATAATAGATTCATTTGTTTAGATATCAATGATCCAGATGCACCTTCTTGGCATAATAGTTTTGTAAGAAAAATCGCAGAAGAACATATAGGTGAAATTCAAATGCCGTACATGCCTTATGATGAACCTATTGATGTATTTTGTGAAGAGTTCTTATTTGATCCTAAAAATGGTGATTGGGATACGCTTGGTATTATGTATTGTTATCTTCCATGCGAAGAAGATGATGAATTATTTAGTTGTAAGAATATTTATAGATACTTTAAAGAGAGTGAAAGTGAAAATGGGTTTGATGAAATTTCAGAAGAAGAATATATGGAAAGAAAAAAGATGTCTGAGAATAGAGAGTTTCGTAAAAAATTGATAGATAAAATGAAAAAAGAGGAGGAAGAAAAAGATGATTAATTTTGACACTCTGAACAACTATTTATTAATGTTGCTTATGATATTAGTAAATCTTTTTGTATTTATATTTATATGTAAATTAACTCAAGAATTTTATAAAGAAATTCATAAGTCGTTCAAAACATTTAAAAACAATCGTAGAAATCGTTGTGACCATAAATTCATTAAAATGAGAGAAGATTATCCTCATGGATGGCGTGATGAAAGTTATAAGACTATCATATTGAAATGCCAAAAATGTGGTAAATTTAAATATATTGACATATACGGAGAAGGAAATAAAGAAACAGGTAAAATTGTAATGTACAAAGATTTAATAAAGGAGAGAGAACAAAATGATTAAATTTGAAAATACGGTGACACCATCACCAGAACAATGGAAAGCGGCTATACTTGGTGCTCGTAATGCGATGAATTCTTGGGATAGAAGCGATAGTTTATTTAAGGAAACTATAGATTTTGATCCAGACGATTATCCTTGTAATTTTAAACTTGGCCCAAAGGATTGGGAACTTATGGTTAACTTAAGAAATGCTGGTACGGATCATAGAAAGTTTATGAGAATGATTATTGTATATGTTGATATTACTGCTCCTTTGTATTGGTGGAAGGAGTTTGATACGTATAAAGTTGGAACCGTGGCGAATTCTTGCAGCACCATGCATAAGATTGCGGACCACGAGTTCACTAGAGATGATT